GCCTGCTGCACCACGTCCACCTGTAGTGGGAGTGCCTCACGTTTCTGACGTGAATGCTTCTGCTATAGTGGAGGGCAGAGTGAGAAGAAATCTTTGGAAGATATCAAATGGAAAAAGATCTTTGTGTGCATTTCAAGTTAAGGGAACTCTTTTCATGACTGTAAGTCATTTCTTTAATGAAATGAAGGAAGATGATTTGATTACGATGACTAACGATAATTTCTCTAGGGAAGTTCGTTGGAATCCAAAGAAGACGGTGCGTTTTGGTAAGAAAGATGTAGTACTGTTTGATGTGGGGCCACGAATTAATCAAGCGCCTGATTCAACGAAGATGTTTATATCCGAGGCAGATCTTTCCAAATTTTATAAGATGGAGGGAGAAGTAGTGGTTAAGCCCGAATCGGCTGGGGTTGTTAGATTTCAGACGGAATTCAATCAAGCGCAGTACTTCGGAAAGTATTATGACAATGACCATTGTTATGTCTTGGCTGATGGCTGGAAATATAATGCACAAGTTGGTCGCGGAGATTGCGGTGGCATTTTGGTAGCGCATTGTGAACGTATGCCACGTAAGCTTGTTGGAATGCATGTTGGCGGATTTCGAGTTGATGAGAAAAGTGAAGGTTGGGGAGAATTGATAACATCAGAAGAACTTTCCAACTATGTCTTAGATTTTGAAAAGATCCACGGTGAACAGATAGAGGGTCTTGATATGCCTGCATTGAAAACGGGTTATCCGCACTTCTCTACGTCTGAAGAAGACTTGAAGAGAGTGGTTGATTGGCCAAGAGGTAATTTTACGCTCTATGGTGTGGTTCCTGCTAGTCAATCGGTGCGCATGGCAAGTAAAACCATGTTAGAGAAGACGATTATTTATGAGGAGGTATTTCCCTCAGTTACTGCACCATCAGTTTTGAGGCCTTTTGATGATCGGTTGGATGAGAAGCCAACGAATATAGTGTATCGAGGAGTAGAGAAGTATGCTCTGAAAACGCTTCCCCCATTAACAACGGATTTGGAAGCAATACACAGTCATATAGTGGGGTATGGCAAGTATCTTAGGAGATTTGCACAGCGAACACCACAATTATTGGCGGATGATGAAATTTTGAACGGAAATCATCTTAGTCATTTTGACCGAATGAATATGGATTCGGCGCCTGGATACCCGGAGGAGATGTTTCGACCATCGGGGGAGAAAGGAAAGGCGTATTTGTTTTTGAGAGATGCTGGAGACAAATATCATAAATTGATTGAGCGACCTTGGATCGCAATGGCAGTAATGGAAAAAGCAGCTAGGGCGAATAAAAGAGTGAAATCAGTACATAAACCTTG